GATGATGAAATAACCTCTTACCTCCAATCTAACGACAAAAGTGCAAATGCTATGAATAAGATATATGAATTACTTGAGAAACCAGGAGGAAAGGAGAAACTACTTACATACAACGGATATGATGCTGTATTGACCTTGCGTCTTGCTACCCAGCATATTCATCAAATTGAGCATGATTTTTTACCATTTTAAAAAACTTATATTATGACAAAGAAAAAAACAACAAAAAAGTTCCAAATGAACGAAGGACGTAATAATATGCCAAAATATCAGGTGCCTCCACCTCCACCAAACCCAAAACAATATCAAGAAAATGTGAAAAAATTCAGGGTCGCAATTCTACAGAATTTGGATCTTATTTACACTACTTGCGAAAAAACAGCAACAAGTTTTAACACGGATAAAATTTCTTTACGTTTCTTGCGAATAGTTATTAATAGTGCCAGACCAAAATTTGTAGATAATAAATCTGTTAACCAATTGATTGAAGCGTATCATCAAACTTTAAATGAATTATATCAGGCTTGTGAATCACGAGCCAAAATGATTAATAAGAACAACTCCGATGTACCACTCCACCGTATAAAACTCTTTATAGACTTCATTAAAAAAGAATACAAATCAGTATTAAAAGATGTACATATTGGAAACTAAAGATGCTTATAAACTCTTTCATCAAGGGACTCTTGCTTTGGCTCGGGCGGAACGACAAGGTATCCGGGTGGATATTGATTATATTCGCCAGAAAAAACAAGAATTAGATCAAAGAATTGAGGAGGTAGAAGAAGAATTAAAACAGACAAAATTCTACAGGCTGTGGACTCATTCGAGAGGAGAACAGGGGCCTAATATCAATAGTAATCCTCAGCTGAAACAGTATCTATACAAAGTTAGAAAAGAAACCCCTCCAAAAGAAACTGCATCCGGAGCCGGGTCAACTGATGAAAAATCTTTGAAAGAATTAAACATTCCGGGATTGAATTATATACTGGAAATTCGGAAGTTGAAGAAATTGAAAAATACTTATCTGGATCAGTTTGAAAGGGAGGCGATAGATGGATATATACATCCATTTTTCAACTTACATACAGTACAAACTTATCGTTCCTCTTCAAACAACCCAAACTTTCAAAATATACCTGTGCGGGATGAAGAAGCAAAACTAATTACCCGACGGGCTTTGTTTCCGCGTCCCGGACATCAATTATTAGAGATTGACTATAGTGGATTGGAGTTCAATATCAATGCTTGTTATTCAAAGGATCCGGTGATGTTGGAATATTGTAGGAATCCAAATTCCGACCCTCATGCTGATGTGGCAGAACAAGTATTTCTCATTAAGTATGATCCTTCCATTACAGGACACAAAGTGTTAAGAAGTGCAGCAAAGAATGGGTTTACTTTTCCGGAATTATATGGAGATTACTACAAAAATTGCGCTATTGGTTTAGCATGTAACTGGGGAGAATTGAAGCCTGCTGGTAGATGGAAGAAAAAGCAAGGAATTGAATTAGAGGATCTCTCCCTTTCTGATCATCTTATCAACAACGATATAAAGTCATTGTTTGAATACACGGATCACATTAAGAAAGTAGAAGGGAATTTCTTTGATCGGTTTGCCATTCACAGAAAATACATGGAGGAGACTTATAATGATTACCTTGAAAACGGAGTAGTTAAATTCTACACTGGGTTTTCATGTAAAGGAGTATTGACAAGAAACCAAGTATTAAATTGTAGAATTCAAGGGAGTGCTTTCCATATACTTTTGAAAAGTTTCATTAAGTTAGATGCTATAATGAGACAAGAGAATTGGGATACCCGGTTGATAGGGCAGATTCATGATTCAATTGTATTTGATGTTCATCCGGACGAACTGGAACAAGTAACAAAAACTGCACATGAAATAACCACGAAAGAAGTACCAGCAGAATGGACTTGGATTATTGTTCCATTAAAAATAAATATGGAATTAAGTCCGGTTGATTGTAGCTGGGCAGATAAAAAAGATTATAATTTTTCTAAATAATAGAAATAAAAATTGTATAATATAATAAAAGAAATAATCATGAAATCAATACTGGAAGAAATAAAAGAGTTGAACTTTAGAAAAGAACTTGAGATATATGTGACTGCTAACAATAAATCTCTACGGGAGATAGTAAAAACAATGAGTTACCTCCAACTTTTGAGAAATAGCCATCCAATATATCGTAATAATTATGCCCGGGATTGTTATAAAAAAGAATTGATAACAAAAGTAGAAGCTGCAGAATTTGGAATAATAAATTAAATAGTAAATGGGTTTATATCAAAAATACAGACCATCAACATTAGATGAAGTGCAGGGGAATAACGAGACTATTGATTCTCTGAAATCAATGCTTTCCAATCTTGAAAAATGCCCACATGTATTTCTCCTGCATGGACAAACAGGATGTGGAAAGACTACTGTAGGTCGGATTATAGCCAATGAAGTAGGTTGTAAAGGAATAGATTACAAAGAGATTAATACCGCAGATTTTCGAGGTATTGATACAGCGAGGGAGATAATTCGGAATGCTTATCTTCTGCCTATTGAAAGCAAAATGAGAGTTTGGTTAATCGACGAATGTGGAAAATTAACAAACGAAGCACAGAATGCTCTACTGAAAATATTGGAGGATACTCCGAAACATGCTTACTTCATTTTTTGTACTACAGAACCCTGGTCCCTCTTAAAAACTATTCGTGGAAGATGTATGCAATTACAGATGAATCCTCTAAGTGACCAGCAGATGCATCAAGTATTGAGAAGGGTGGTGAAAGGAGAAGGAGAAAAGATAACTAAATCTGTATACGATCAGATTATCCAGAATTCATTCGGGTTGCCTCGAAATGCTATACAGATATTAGAAAGTGTATTGAAGGTACCAGCTGAACGTAGATTGGAAATAGCTCATCAAACAGCGGAAGTAAAGAGTGAATCAATTGAATTATGTAGAGCATTAATGAAACCTACCCCGTGGAAGAAAGTAAGTAATATACTCAGCGGGTTGAAAGATGAAGACGCTGAAAGGATCCGTCGTCATATACTTGGATATTGTCAATCGGTATTGCTGAATGGAACGAATGATAGAGCGGCGGTAATTATAGAAGAGTTTTGGGATCCATTATACAATATTGGATTTCCAGGACTTGTGTTTGCATGTTACTCAATTATTAATGAAAAATAAAAAATGAAAGAAAAAGAAATTAATTACAAAGAAGATGTTAAAATTGATTTTGACAATCTGGATCTGGAATGGATTGATCAGGCCGAGTTAGCCAGACGATATGCCAAACATGTATCAACTTTGAAAAAGGAAGTACGTCGGTTAGAAGAAAAAAAGAAAACAATTCGTTCTATATTAATCGACAAAATTAATCGAGACCCGGAGACCCTTACGGGAAAAGCAAGGCCAAACGCGGCAGATATTGAAGCTGCATACCGAACCAATGAAGAATATATTGAAACAGTAGATGAATTACTTGATGCCCAGGAAGAGGCTGAGTATGCTGAATATGTCTATCAAGAGATTTCCTGGACAAGAAAAAAAGCACTGGAGCAACTTGTAACTCTTCATGCTCAGATGTACTTTGCCGGCCCGAGCGTGCCTCGTAATCTTAGGGATGAGTATTTGAAGAAGAAAAAAGAAGGAGAAGAAAAACAGAAAAACGTGAATAAAGGAATCAAAAGTAAACTTCAAAGAAAATGAACAGTATATGGTTAACATTATTAATTGTTGTAATTATTTTCATAGCAATTCCAATAATTGCATACATCTTCCACGAATAGTTTTATATTCACTTGCGGAGTTATAAACGCAATTGAAAAGTATTTTTTAAATAAACATTAAAAAAGTGAAAAATGAGAAAACGAAGTAAAAGTCCAAATTTTAAAGGGAAAATTGGGAAAAATGCCCAGCGTCAAAAAAGAGAAGGAAAAAGTTATGGTTACCTTCTTTTGCCCAAAGATGTTAGTATTTTCAAAGAAGAAGCAACCTCAGGAAGAGCCAGAATTGAAGTGGATATCCTCCCTTACCTGGTCTCCGCGTCAAATCATCCAGATAAAGAGGAAGGTGCTGAGAAAGGTGAATACTGGTACCGTCGCCCTTACTGGGTGCATTATGGAGTAGGTGCTGAAAACAAAACAATGGTTTGCCCTAAAACATTCGGGAAACCTTGTCCAATCTGTGAATACAGACAGAAGCAGTTCAGTGATCCGGATATCGGGAAAGAAGACATAATCTCAAAACCACAGCAAAAAAACATATATGCTGTGATTGTGTTAAATCACAAAGATTATGAAAAAGATAAAATTTACTTGTGGGATATTGCACAAGGCAACTTTCAAAGTACTCTTATTGATGATCTTGCTGAACGCCCGGAACTGGAAATATTCCCTAATCTGGAAGATGGATTAACATTGAGTATTCGGTTTAATGAAGAAACATTCAATCGAAGCAAGTTTGCCCAAGCTGGAAGGATAGATTACGTTGAAAGAGATTACTCCTACCCAGAAACTATTTTAGATGGGGTTCCTCAATTAGATGAGGTTTTGAAAGTTTATTCTTACAAAGAGATAGAGACGGCTTTTCTTGAGCTTGATGAAGAGGATGTGGATAACGAGGAAAAAGAATCAGATGATAACCAGGAGCAGGAAGAGGAAAAAGAAGAAAAGACCCAGTCCCGGCGAAGAAAAACTATACCTCGTGTTCCAAAACAAGAACCGGAAGAAGAACCGGAATCGGTTTCTAAATTATCCCGATCTGACAAACCACAAAGACGCCGTTCTGAAAGAAGAAAGGAAAAAGAAGAAGAACCATCTCAAAACGAGGAAGAATGTCCTAACGAACATGAACTGGGAAAAGATTGGGATGATTTTGAAGACTGCGAAGGCTGCAAGTTATTTGAAACTTGTGGAGAAAAATACGAACAGTTAAATTAAACAATTAATAAAAATGAGTATCTTTTTTAAAGACAAAAAGAAGGAGCGGCGGGGGACTTTAACTAAAAGTCGCTCCTTCTTAGGAGTAATGGTTGATCCAGAGGTTGATTCTTACTTCATTATTCAATCAAAGATTTCCAATTCCACGAAAAGTGAAAAAGTGCGGGAAAAATTACAGAAGATATACAATGATAATATCATGGATGCTATCAGAAATATGGTAAGAAAAATTCTTATCAGTATTAATTCTTCTACAATAAATCGGGAAGAAATATGTAAAGAATTGAAGCATCAAGGAATTCATAAAAATCATGTTGAACAGATAACAGAATTATTGTGGAAAGAGCTGGAAAAAAATCAAAATCATTGAAAACTCAGGTTAAAGAGAAAGTAAAGGAGTCATCCCGGTTAAAACGAGGAAAGGAAGAACTGGAAGGTGATCCAAACATGATGATCTCTACCGGATCTACATTGCTGGATTTGGCTTTGAGTGGAGGAAGAGTTAGAGGAGGAGGTCTTTTGGCTGGTACAACAGTTGAGATATTCGGACCTGAAAGCATTGGTAAAAGTGTATTGCTAAGTGAAATTGCCGGAGCTATTCAACGACAAGGAGGAGAAGCTCTATTCAATGATACTGAATCCCGGTTTGATGAAGTATTTGCCCGTATATTTGGTTATATCTTGGAACAAGATAATTATTTCAATCCAAATACAGTAACAGAAGTTTTTCAAGGCATTGAAAAGTGGAAACCAAAAACCTTAGATGTAGTAAATGGTATCATTACGGATTCTCTTGCTGCTCTTTCCACCAACTTGGAGATGGATAACGAAGAAGGGGATAAAATGGGGATGAGACGAGGAAAGGAATTCAGTGCCGGGTTTCGGAAGAATGCTCGTCTGATTAAAAAGAACAACTACCTGATGGTATGCTCAAATCAGATAAGGGATACCGGTAATACTTTCGGAGCAAAAACGAATACCCCCGGAGGATGGGCAACTCGTTTCTACAGTTCGGTAAGAATTGACTTATCCAAACCTATGCAAGGGCATAAACTGATAAGGAAAAAAACCATACATGGAAAAGAAACAACCCGAATAGAAGGGATTAATATCATTGCCAATATAGTTAAGAATTCTACTTGGAAACCACACCGCTCCGCCTTGATAACTATACTGTATGATTATGGAATAGATGACATCCGGCAGAATCTTCAGTTTGTGAAAGATTATACAGATAATTCTGTTTATACCATAAACGGAGAAGAGTTAAGTAATAAGTTAGAGAATGCTATATTGAAAGTAGAGGACTTGGAATTAGAAACTGAACTTCGGGAGCAGGTGATTGATTTATGGGAAAGTATTGAAGAAAAATTTAAGGTTAATCGTAAAATAAAAAAGAGATGGTAATAGTTACTATTACATGGAAAAGTAAGAACATCTCCAGTGAATTTAGATGTGAGGATTATCAAATTATTCATGAATCCCGGCTTCTTATTCTTCAAAATAAAAAAGGGGGTTGGGAACAGGTGATTAACTTAAATGAAGTGACAATAGTTTATTTTGAGTATAAGGAAGAGAAGAAGTAATTTATCCTAAAGATAAGTACTATGTTTTTACATGGAAATTCAGCAGTAAAAGTAAATGCGAAAAAGGTGATGTGGGGTATTACAGACAAAGCCAGACTGTATGATATTGACGGAGGTGAGAAATGGATCCCCAACTCATTATGTACGTATAATGATGAAGAAAAAACACTGGTGATTGAGGAATGGTTTTACAATAAATTATTTGAAAATGAAACGGGAAAGACATCTACTTGAGGTTGAAAAAACAATTCATTTTATGGATGGGATTAAAATACTTGCTAATGACCCATCTTTTACAGCGTGGGGATGGGCAGTGATTGATATGCAGGGAAGTGTTGTAGATACGGGCTGTATCAAAACTGAACCAATGAGTCAAAAACTCAGAATTCGTAAAGGGGATGATATGGTACATAGAATAGGCGAGATTAATTATCAATTGTTGAAAGTTATCGCAGAAAACAACATCCAGATTATTTTATCCGAACTCCCTCATGGTTCCCAAAACGCCAAAGCGGCAGTGATGATAGGAGCAGTAGCTGGCATCATTCAAACCATCAGTGATTGCAAAGGATTGCCCATTGACTGGTACAGTGAAGGAGACGTAAAAAAACATCTGTTAAATAAACGTTCAGTTACAAAAGATGAAACAATTAAAGCGATATCCGAAAAATATGAAGTGCAATGGACAGGGATAAAATATAAAGATGAGGCTGTAGCGGATGCGATAGCAATATACCATGTAGCAAAAAGTCAAAGTCCACTTCTAAAAATGAATGTGTAATGATTAATCAAATTCAGATAAAAAACTTTCAAAGTCATAAAGATACTATACTTACTTTCAGTCCGGGAGTTAATGTAATCACCGGATCGAGTGATCATGGTAAGTCAGCAATCATAAAAGCTTTACGGTGGTTGATATGGAATAAACCTTCCGGGGATGACTTTCGTAGTCATTGGGGAGGAGATACTGAAGTCACTGCAAAGTTAGAAGATGGAGTTGTCGTAAGTAGAATAAAGAAAGGATCCGAGAATCTATACAAAGTTGATAATCTATCATTTACTGCTTTCGGGGCAAGTGTCCCGGAGGAGGTTGAGAAAATTCTGAATCTGACTGATATAAATCTTCAACAACAACTCAATCTACCTTTCCTTCTGACTGAAACGCCTGGCAATGTTGCAAAACATTTCAATAGAGTTGCTAAGATTGATAAAATAAATAAAACGGAAAAGAAGATTAATAGTGAAATTTCTCAAATCAACCTCACTATCGGAAAACACGAAGATGACATTCAAAAGTACGAATTGGAATTGAAAGAGCTTCCTAATCTTGAAAAGATTGAAATTAAACTTGAAATTCTTGAAAAAATGGAAAGAAAGAGGAATACCCTTTCAAAAAACATAAGTGATTTACGAGTCTTAATTCGTCATATCAATGTAGTAGATAGTGAGATTATAGAAGATTCAAAACTATTAACTTTTGAAAAGAAGATTGATCAATTAATTGTCAAAATCAATGAACGGGATTCAATCGAAGATGACATGTCCCGGTTAGATAGTTTGATGACGGATATTAGAGAGACTGATTTCAAAACAAGCCAATTCAATAGAAAAACACAACATGAAGGGCAAGTAAATAATATTTTAATCAAAATTGAAAAAAGAAGGATAATTACAGCCAATGTAAAAGCTTTACAAATAGTAGTAGATAAAATCTATTACTCAGACAAAAAACTTGTTAAAACTAAAGAAAACGCCGTTACAATGGAAGTTCGGTTTAAAGAGGAAATGGGGGATGTTTGTGTCTTATGTGGGAGTAAGTTGACCTAAAAATATTTTAAAAATTAGAAATTATGAAAAAAGTACCATTACGTAGAGGAGACTCACCAGTGATGACTCGTGGGGACAAATCAAAACAAGTGAAGATTGAAAAACCACCAACTCCACGACGATTACCGGTTCCAAAATGTTTCCGTAGGGATATACGAGCGAAAAAGAATCAAAATGGCCAACGAAGAAATGATGGGGCTTCTATGAGAACAGGACGTATAATAGGGATGAACTGGGATCCAGGGGCAATACATTTCCCTAAACATAAAAAACTGAAAGGATGGAAAAAAGAAAATCGAAAATATCGTAAAGTATCGTAAAGATGGAAAGAACCAAAATAGTAGAAACAATCCCAAAACCGGACGCTATCCTTTGCTCAGATATCCACCTACGGGAAACAATCCCAACTTGTAGAATAGATGGTTTCTGGCAAGCTCAATGGGATAAATTAGATTTCATTTCAGAATTACAAGCAGAGTATAATTGTCAGGTATTACACGCTGGGGATTTATTCCATCATTGGAAACCCAGTCCGTATCTCTTAAGTATGGCGATAGAACATTTACCTGAAAGATTCCTTACAATATACGGTCAACATGACTTACCCCAACACAGTATGGAATTGAAAGAAAAGAGTGGTATTTATACGCTAAAAAAAGCTGGAAAATTAGAGGTATTAAATAGTTGTAGCTGGGGACAAACTCCTGATAAACCATCATTGTGGAATGAATATTCAGAAAATACTGAAAGGAAGATTTTAGTCTGGCACAACTTTACTTACATGGGAAAAGAACCATGGCCGGGATGTACAGCAACGCAAGCTCATATCTTGTTAACAAAATACAAACAGTTCGATTTACTTGTCTTAGGGGATAATCATCAATCATTCACTGTTCGTGGGGTTGATGGAAATTTACTTGTTAACCCAGGAAGCATGACAAGACAATCTGCCGATCAAATTGATTTTCAACCAAAAGTTTACCTCTGGTATGCGGAAGGGAATATAGTAGAAACTGTTGATATACCTATTGAGAAAAAGGCAGTTACTCGTGAACATCTTGTTGAAAAGCAAGAATTGGATAAAAGAATTGAAGCATTTGTCAGTAGATTTAAAGAAGAGTGGGAGGGATATTGGGATACTTCACAGGCTCCTAAATCTTCAACCTTTGAAGAAAGTTTAGAGCGGTTTTTTGAAAAGAATAGAATCAGACGAGAAGTCCGAGAAATAATTTATAAAGTAATGGAGGATTAATTATGAAACAATTTGCAGATGGATTATTCATTAAGAATGATGATAATGGAAAACCTTGTCATATTGGGGACAATATTAAAGTGATAGTTGAAGAAGGAAATATGTATGAGGAAGTTGGAGGATATGAGGAAGGTGGAGGATATGCGGGAGGATATCTTCCAGAAGATGAATACATTGGTATCTTAGTTTTATTAAAATCAAAAGGAGTTGCAATAAGGTTATGGAATGGGGATTATATATTCCCTCGATTAACAAATAAGAGTATTAGAAAATGGAAATGGGAAAGATTGGAGGTGAAAAAGGATAATACGTAAAATCCCTTACGAATGTCCTATATGTAATGTAATGAAATATAATATCAAAATGATTATAAGAATAAATAATTTGTTGGAAAGAAATAAAAAAATAATATTATGAATGAACAGGGATTATTTGATCTAAAAGAAGAAATTGATACGGCAAAACAAAAAGTCTCAGAATTGAAAGGTGAGCGCCAGGCTTTAATGAAACAACTGAATGAGAATTGGAAATGCTCCTCCCTGAAAGATGCTGAAAAGAAACTTGTTGCGTTGCAAAAACAAAAGGATCAACTCACCATCGAAGAAGATATAAAAGAATTAGAAGAGGCATTGAATGAATCAAACAATGAGTCATGAATCTAAAAGACATACGCTCAAAACTTGATCGCTTGCAAGGGGTAAAAACAAGGGTAGAGCAGAATATTGGTTCCACTGAAAACAATCTGAAACAGGAGAAACGAAATCTACGACGTCACATTCAAGCCCGGGAAATTATACATGAGGTAGGTCTAAAAACTCAACAGCAACTTGAATATCATATAAGCAATATTGTTACTCTTGCGGAAGAAAGTGTATTTGATGAAGCATACGAATTTGAAGCCCAGTTTATTGAGCGTCGAAATCAGACTGAATGTGATTTGTTCTTCAAACGAAATGACCAATATATGAATCCTATTGATGCAGCCGGTCTGGGATCAGTAGATGTAGCCGGGTTTGCTTTGCGATTGGCAAGTTGGAGTATGGAACGACCTCGTTCCCGGAATACTTTGATACAAGATGAGCCCTTCAAACATTTGAAAGGCTTTGATGAGAATATCAGGGTGATTACGATGGTAAAAGAACTATCAAAGAAATTGAATCTACAAGTTATAATGGTTCATGATGAGCGGGTACCTATGGAAGAAATTGAGAAAGGGGCGGATAAGATATTTGGAGTAAAAAAAATAAATGGAATTTCACAAGTTAAAACAAAAGAATTATGAAAAAGAAAATAAAAATAATAGTAGTAATAGCTGCAATCATGTGTTTAATCAGTCTATTTATTTTTCATCCAAATTGGAGGGTTATCATTGTAGCTGTGTCAATGTTTATGATTATTCTATTCTATACTTTGAAAACATTCAAAGATAAAAAACCTTTGCCATTGGCTGATTTTAGAGTGATTGAAAATGCGGTTATTGATCTCGTGAGATTAGGTGAGCTGTATAAAAAAGAACAAAACAGGTATGTCCCAAAATCATTATATTTACTACATACCCCGGATGAGCAAATGTATATTAAATGGTTAGAATTACAAGCTACAAAATTTATGCTTTTGCAGGATAATTTACCCCTTACAAAAATAGAATTTCCTGATGTTGATGCTGATGCTGATGAATTAATGAAAGAATACTAATTATATGGAGAAACAAAAAGATAATAAAGAATTATTCAAAGCACGCCGTGATAGATGGGATATTTATAATAATTTACCTGTTAGTGGAATCAGTACAATTGCGAAGAAAGTTGGATGTAGTTACAATACTGTTTGGAATGTTTTGCGGGGACGAAAAGATCATTATGGGATAATTAAAGAGGCTGAATTGATAGCAGCTATTAATATTTGGAAAAACCGGTTTTGTAGGTTTAAAAGTGAATTGACGGTGGTTGATATTA